GCCGTCAAATTAAACAGCGGGGCGACTTTTACAGCAGCCGCTAATTCAACGCTAACAATCCGCCACAACGGCGTTCAGTGGTTTGAAATCGGGAGGAACGCATGACGGTTGACGATGGCACGGGCCGGGTGGATCTGACCGAGGTGGACCCCGATCGGATCACGCACGGCTGGTTTCACCTTTGCCCGATCGGCAACCGCCCGCGGTTGCTGACCGAGGCGCATGAATGCCAGTGCGGTCGCACCTCGGCCGACGACTGGCGCATGAATGTATGACTCAAGCACTGCTAAGTGGTATCCAAGTTATTAAATAGGAGCCGTAAGTGAACGCCGCAGATTGGCTTGTAGCGCGAAACTATGAAACGTTCTTTATCAGACGGACGGCGATAGCCTAAAAGGGCCTAGACGTTAAACTAGATACGAACTGTAGGGGTCTTATGTGGAACAACATCGTACAGAAGACCGTCGAAAGCCATGGGATGGATCAGAAAGAAGGGGGTGCTATTTTGACCCGGACGCATTTGCAGAGCGAGTTGCGCCAGATATCGCGGCCCACCTTGATGCTCATCAAGCAGAAAGGGACCAGCTCCGCGAGGATGCCCGCTATGCCGCTATCGGCAGGGCGGTCGTCAGACGGCTTATATACGTGGTTGGGGCGGGGGGTCTGTACGCTATTGGGCGTCAACACGAGGCGCTGATGGGATTTGTAACATGGGTTTTCAAGAACGGTGGCTAAGCATCCTCACAAACCTTTTCGCATCGCAGCAGAGCTAGAAGGACTGACGTATTTTGTCAGTCCGTATGAATGTCCGCATGGGCATATTTCCTTGCGGTATGTGGACAAGAACGAGTGCATGGCTTGCCGGCGCGAAAGAGGGTCAAAGTACAGCGGGCCGGAGCGAAGAAGCGTCAACCGAAGCATTCTCGAACGAGAGAACGAAGCCCTGAAACGACTTGTCCGGAAAATCTATGGGCCTAATCGAACAGCTTAAGAGGGATGAGGGGGTACGTTACCGCCCTTATCGTGATACCAAAGGTCTATTGACGGTCGGGGTAGGCAGGAACATCGACGCAGTTCCGTTCTCCGATGACGAAGTAGACCTGATGCTGGCAAACGACATCAAGGTTCGGCAGAAGGAACTTGCGGAGTACGCCTGGTATGCCGACATGGATGCGGTACGGCAGGGGGCGATCCTGAATATGTCATTTGCAGGAGTAGGGACGTTGTTACACTTCCCGCACATGATTGCTGCGCTTGCAAAAAAGGATTGGGTAACTGCCGCTGCAGAACTGGCGAATAGTCAGTACGCGACGGAAGTAGGCGACCGGGCCAAGAGATTGGAGCAGCAGATCCTTACGGGGGAATGGCAATGAGCTTTAGTTGGCAGAGTTTGATCGGGTCCATTGCTCCTACCGTTGCAACGGCTCTAGGAGGCCCGCTAGCGGGTTTGGCAGTTGCGGAGGTAGGTAAGGTCATTGGACTGGATAAACCGACCGTAGAGGCCGTCCAAAGCGCTCTAACGCAGGCTCCTTTGACGGCGGATCAGATCGTAGCTCTGAAGCAGGCGGAAATCAGTTTCAAGACCCGTATGCGGGAACTGGATATCCAAGAGGAAAGCCTGTCCTATGAAGACGCCAAAAGCGCAAGGGACATGCAGATTGCAACAAAGGACTGGATGCCAAGACTTCTTGCGTTGCTGGTGGTGGTAGCAGCTCTCGGTCTTGGGTTTGCAGTAGTCGCCGGAGCGGTTACGAAAGACCCTACGCTATCCGTTCAAGTAGGGGTGGTGATCGGATATGCCTTCAACGAGCTAAAGACCGTACTGGCGTATTACTTTGGCAGCAGCAGGGGATCGGATGACAAGAGCGCGACCATTGCGGACATTGCGAAGTCAAGCTGATGGCAAAGCGCTTTACAGCAGTCAACACGGACACGATAGGAACTATTGCCAACTCGTTTACCCGTAAGACTGTAAGAGGTGAAGTAGAACTAAACGAAGAAGTCCACTTCGCCCATAATGGCATGGGAACGGTAGCCGGCAGGAAGTACCTGGCTCATATCGAGTTCACGGCAAAGGTTACGATCATCCGAGAGATTGAAGAAGTAACCTTGTAGCGTCTCTGTGTTCAAACGCACAGACAGGTCATACAGAACTGCTAGATTGACGCTTTAGGAGAAACCAAATGACTATCGCTGTTAATGCCACCCTGTCTGCAACCCCTGTTGCGACCCCTATCCCCGCTGGCTCTGCCGCCTTCGGCCACTGGAACTTTGACTTTACCGATGCTGCAGGTACCAAGGCTCCGACGCAGACCGGTGACGGCGTTACCACGCTGTCTGCCGTGTTCTCCGTTACTTCGGCTGCCGCTGGTCTTGCAACCTTTACCGTGACGGCTATCGACGCTGCTGGCGCTCCGATGGGCATTCCGGTATCGGTTACTGCCACGCTGCCGTTTACCATTGTCCCGCAGACCTTCCCGGCTCCTACTGCCGCGACTGTCGTTTTTAGCTGACATGGGTAACATTTGGGGAGAATGGAGGCGCTTCGAGCGCTTCCTTTTCTGGATCTGGTCACACTACGGCCACCGCCGCAACAGGACCTATCCAGCGCCCACGGCGCCGCGCGTCAATCTGCATTAGCGCACTGCCCAGGCGCCGTCCCTAGCAGCCGCTCTTTCATTTCCTTGATGCGGCGCGTGGTAAACCTAGCGGCCTGATAGCGGGCCAATCCGCCGTGCTTACTGCTGTCGTAGTCCGCCCGGTTAGGGCTTGGTTCGGCCACTTCCAGCGCCGTGATAAGCAGGTCAATCTCCTGCGGAGTAAACCAGAATTGCTTTTTCATTTCCCTTGTCCCTCCTGTGGCGCGGCTGCGGGTTGTGGGGAGGAAGGATCAACCAGTTCCAGTTTTAGATACGCGGAACCAGTAGAAATTACGCGGTCCATGATCTTTTCTGCCAATGCAACCGATTCATTTGCCCGCACCGGATCAACGGCGTAGCGGCCTATTGCCACCGCCTCCCCCGCATCGTCAGGCGCAGCGAGGAGGGCGTCAAGATTGCGTCGAACGATTGCAATATGCTCAAGAACCAAGGGCACATCGTGCTTGTGGATGTTGTCGTTGCCGAACACCTTGAGGCCGTCTATGCACCATTTGGCAGCGCTTAATGCCTTGTCCGCTTCTTCCACAATCTTCCGCGTATTAGCGTCCATGGCTGTCCTTTAGTGCGTTTTGAACCGCAATGCGCAAGTTTTGCCACGCCGTATCGCAGGCTCGGCAACGCCCGATGTGGTCTTGGTAACTGTTGATGAAATCAACAGCAGCCTTACCGAGTGTCTCCACCGCATCCGGCGATGCTTGGGCACGCAGGGTGGCAAGCGCGGTTTCGGCGGCTACGGCGCGATTAAAGTTGTCAGTGGCAACTTCCTGCAATTCGGCTATACGCACCTTCGCCTGCGCAAGCTCCACAAGTATTTCCGTACTTACTGAGTACTGGCATACACCAACGCAACGGTAACCCTCTCTATCCATATCAACGTCCTTTGCGGATTGACAGTCGTCAACTAGGGCTGTACGAGCCAGTTCTTTGTATTGCGCAAGCTCCGCCCGCAGGTCTGCCGAGGGGCGGGTGTAGAGCGGAATCGAATAGCCTGATGCGACCGCTTTGGGCATACCGCGCTTAGACCCGTCTGCCAAGCAACGCTTGCCGCCTCGATGCCGCTGCACACACTTCCGAACCGCACTCTCATCATTCCTCCTGTGCGTTCGGTGCGGCGGCTATAGCTGCGTCTATGGCGGCTAAGACACGTTCCATTTTGTGCGATGGTGCGTCGTCTTTGCGGCAGTAATACCATTCGCCCCATTCTGCTAGGAGCGCTCGCGTTTCGTGCAGTAGTTGCACCCGCCCAGCACGGTCGGCAAGGATGGCGGCGCGGGCGTAGGCTTCAAGAATCGGCACCACTTGCTGTCTTACCAAGCGCTCCGATGGCTTTAGAAATCGCACAGCATCTGGCAGCGGCGGCAGATTGATCGGCGCGTCTTTCATGGCTCGCTCCTGTCGGCTACAAGTTCCTTTGTGTTCTTCACGCCCCACCGCACAAAAGACGCATTCTTCTCGACAAAATCAAGAATGAGCGCGTTCAGTTCCAGCAGTTTCTCTTGGGACATTTCGACCGGGTAATCGTCGCCACCGATGTCGTCGCTGAGGCTGTCGTTCATCCTATCAATGCAGTCCTCGGCGAGCCAAGTGCGCTTGCGCAACAGATCCATGGCGTACACGATTTCCCCGACCCAAACGGTGCAACCGGGGTCTGTGCATGACGATCCTTCGGCAAGCGCGTCAGATTCTGTGTCGAATTCGCCGTAGAAGGTTTCTTGGTCGGTGCTGTAGGCGTATTTAATTTGGTTCATCATTCCTCCTGTGCGTTCGGTGCGGCGGCAAGCATGTACTCGACCATCGCGCGCGCTTGCTCGGCGTTGAACAGGTTTGTGCCGACAGGCTCATGGCGCATCGGGCCCCACGGTGACTTCTCGTTGTAGACCGGGTTGAATGAGATTCCGGCATCCGGCGCAAAGTCCTGTGGAAGCTTCCAGCCCAAGAAGCGATCAACCATCGCTTCAACGTCCGGCACCGCAGTTCGGGATTCCAGATCGGCGATGCGCTGCTCGGCTTCCAAGGCGCGAGCCTTCCACCAAATCGGAGGGTTCTTTCCGAGGTCATCGCAAGCCAGAGCGGCGAAGTGATCGCGCTCAGCAGTGAGTTCAGCGATCCGCGCATCCTTCTCGGCATCCGTGCCTTGCGCTGGCGGGGCGCCGTAGAGCGGCACCGACTCCCATACGTGGTCGGCATCGTCCTCGTGGTCGTCGATTGCCGAATTGCCAACCGTAATACAGTCCTCGCCCCAGTCCGGCTCGCCGTTGAGGTAGCGCATGTAGCAGACAGGCTTCATTTTGAGTTCTCCCCCACGTACTTTCCGTCCAAGAACGCAGTCAGTAAATCGGCGCAAGCTTCTTTCGCAGCTATCTCTGTGTAGAACTTGCCCTTACGCTGCGTGCCGTTGCCTACAACGTAGTGCCACCAAAACGAGCCCTTGACCGGACGGTAGCGCTGCGACCAGTCTTGTTCCGTCTCCAGCTCTGCGGCGGGTTGAGCGGGAGGGGCGGCGTAGAGCGCGGCATGAGCGCGCATCGTTTGAATGTTCGATCCGTCTGCCCTGACGCCTTCCTCCCCATCGCATCGTGCGGTCAATTCGGCCAACGCTGCACGCAATTCCTCGTTGGATTCAACGATGACCGCAAATGGCAGCAATTCGTCGTCCGCCTTGGTCTTGCCCAGGTGCTTGAGCAATTTCTTCCATCCGTCCTCGCACGGACCCTTGGCGCGGACGCGGTTGAGAGTTGTGCAACAAGTCATGTTTTACTCCTGTGCGGTCTTGCGTGGTGGCTCTGCGGGCGATGGGGCGGCAGATACGAACGTGGGCGCTGGCTGGCCCTGATATGCGTTATGGCACGTTGGGCACTCCCGCCCAGCGCGTTCGTGCAGCACGCCCAGTTCGTAGCAGATCAGGCCGACGATCAGCACCAGGAAGACGATGTCGATCATGAGTCTTCCCGGGGATCGAATTCGCCGACGGGCGTGAACCTGATTTCTTCGTGGCCCCGGTAGGCGCCCAGGTATAGGTTCCCGTGTTCGACTTCCAGCAGAAGACCGGCCTTCAGCAGCGTGGCCAGGAAGCCTTCCTTTTCGAAAAAGAAGTCTTCGTTCTGCTCCGGATGCGCTGCCAGGAATTCGGCCAACTTCGCGGCGGGGTCGAATTCTTCCAGCACCACGAAGAACCCGATCACGCTGTAGTCGGACCACTGGCCGCTGTCGATCAGCAGCAGGGTTCCAGCCTTCGCGGTGGTCATTTCGCCCCCTTGCGCGGCTTCAGGTGGGCGAAGACCTTGCGCCAGCACGGCAGCGCCGTCGCCCAGCCAGCTTGAGGAGCGCGGGCAGCACGGTCTGCAAGGATGGCGGCGTCGCTTTTCGCAAGTCGCAGTCCGTCAGCCAATCCCGCGTCATAGCCATCCTTGAATAGCGGGTGATCCTTGTTTGGCAAGAATGTCATCATTCCTCCTGTGCGTTCGGTGCGGCGGCGAGCATGGCCCACCAAATCTCGCGCGGTGACACATCCTCTTTGTCAATCCAACCGGCTTCTATCATTTCCTCGGTCGGCTCCTTCGGCACCATCACCCACCCTGCGGGCGGCTCGGGCTGTGCTTGGGATGCGGCGGCGAGCAGATCGCCATACACCTGTTCCCACAGCGCGTATTCAATGTGGCCGCGTTTCACAGGGCCGTCGTCGTACATGCTCGCCTGCATCGCCTGAATCATTGCGTCCGTCGGTTCTTTCGGCACCATCACCCACCCAGCTTGAGGGGCGCGGGCGAGGGCGACGAGGCGTTCCGCATCGTCCACGCGGATTGACCATGCGGGACCGCCGGGCCAGTTGATTGCACCAGATTCCTTTAGCAGCCGGATCGCTTCTTCCTTGCTCATTGCAACTCGCCACGGAAGAACATCAGCGTTTGCAGTAGCAGCTTGTTTGCCTCATCGTCCTTTGCGGTCATTCCATTTCCTTAATTCGTAGCAGCCTTCAGCGGTCCAAATCTTTCCCTGTTGCACGCACACTTCCGCCTGGTACTCCTTTTCCATTCTCGGTTGCTCCTGCCATGCCCAGAACGGGAACAGAATCCACTTGCAGAACGCCACGACGGCCAAGATCGATAAGATAAGCGTCACTTTGAACGGATACCTTGAAACGTCGTAGACCCTGTAGGAACTTGAAAACGGCTCGTGCTGCATCTTTATCCTCCCGTCGCATTGAACGCAGCCAAGAGGCTCTATAAGCCCTGTAGGCCGCTTCCTCGATTGTTCTCATGTCAGAACTGGAACTTGATGCCGATGTGGGCGTTGTGGGTGATATTGACCGTCTCTTTGCCGATTACGACGTACATCGCTACCTTGTTCCAAGGCTTGGGCAACTCGTAATACGCCGTGGTAATCAAAGCGCCTCCAACAATGAAATAGGTCGAAACCCTGCCGCCAGACGGGTACTTGCCCATGCTGTGGCCGGGAGCGCCGTCGAGTTCGTAGTACTGCGGTTCATGGCTTGCGATGTACCTGGTTTGGGCAAAGTCTGCGGTCCAGAGCGTCAGGGCTAGCGGTAGGGAGAAGTCCATTTGTGCCTCCGTTCAATGACTGTAGTTTCGGCATTTGAAGGAGGATTGGATATGGGCATAAACCCTACTTTTGGGCAGGGAGGAACCCTATATCACCATGGAATTTCGTCCCTGCGGTCATCCGTTTCCCGCACCGGATGATTGCTGGCAGCAGGCTTCCAAGCGGTCTTTACCGTTCCGCTCCACCACGTTCCCCCGCCGGCAGTCGTCTTTTGCCATGCCGACAGGTCGTATAGCTCGCCATTGATGCGAAGCTGGCCAGCCAGGTCGGGAGCCTTCTCGTTCTTCTTTTTGTTGTTGCGCAGGGAGAATGTTCCCTCGTTCTGTTGCCACTCTTTTCGTTCCGTCATGCTGCCTCCAAAGTGATCCGTTCAAACATGGCGTCAAGCTCTGCCAGGAAGTCCCTAGCCAACTGTTCTGCTTCCTGCA